ACTGTGAACGAAGTATTAAGATTGGTATCTTCGAAAACGTTCTGTGGATCGGATAGCATGGAGATAGCAGTCCAGCCACCCGAGTCGCTCTCCCAGAGGTCATACCTGTTCCCTCCAGATTTGGAAATAGCAAATAGTACCTGCCAATTACCAGTGTCTACCTTGAGCTTGAACCAAAACGCTATTGTATAATCGACTGCTGAGAAGTCCATCACATTAGACGATCTGGCTAGGTGTTCAGTCGATGAACCATTTACCCGGATCGCCATGAACTACGCTCCGTCGCGGAACTCCACATTCAAGAGATACAGATCTCCAGTAGCCGTGTCGTTGGTGACATCATCAGCGTCACGGGACACGGACAGGCGTACATAGTCGCCAGCCGAGATACCATCATCATTGGTCAAGGTTACAGATACTTGGTCAATGTATCCGGCTGTGCCTGGAACAGTGATTGCGCCAGACGCATTAACAGTAGCAAAGCTATCTGCGGCGTCCAGGTCAGTGGCATCCGCGTCGGTGATGGCTTCAACGGCGACTTCGAACTCAACTGTGCCGGACGTAGCCGAGGCCATAATGTAGCTGATGACAGCGGTCTTTGTTCCAGTCAAGCCCTGCGGTGCAAGGAAAGACCAATAGCAGGTTTCCTGAGTTGAGGCATCAAAGGCCAAAGTCGGCCTACGGTTTATCAGGGTCAACTGCGGAAAAGCAGAAGCAGGGAATTCTGCTGAGTTTGGTGTCAATACAAATCGGGTAGCCATTAGTCAACCTCCCCGAATATGCGTTTGAGCATATCAAGATTGAAGCGCATGAGTACAACCGCAACTAGGAGAATAGACTTCTGGGAGGCCGTTGCGTTGGTCCTGAACGTGGCTGGAAGAGCATTGTTGTAGCTTACCGAATTATCTTCCACCCATTGATCAGCGGCATCAACAGCCGCCTTGAGGTCTGTTTTCAGAATACCAGAAACTCCCTCGCGGAGGGAACTCCAATATCTCATCAGACCTCGGTATATTCTCAGTCTGTCACTATCGGGCAGGACTGCCATAATAACCTCCTATTGAATTATGCAAAGTTCAAGATCAGCCAGCCAATCAAAACAAAGGCCCATGCCAGTGCAAAGAAGTCAACCTTAGCTGGTACGCCAAAAGCTTTCGCAAGAAAGCTGAAGAAAGCGGCTATGAAGAATACTAACGCTATTACGTTCATATCAATCTCCTTGTGAAACAAAACGAGGGATGGGGATGAGGGGAATCCCCATCCCCAGATTATTTGTCGGTTGCCATACAGCACTAGGCTGTAGGATCAGCGATCTCAATATCCCAGGTAGGAATATCGACTGTGTTTCCTGCCGTGAGAACCTGGCTGGTGCACGTGGTCACATAAAGCAATTTTGTGTTTGACACATCCAGCAAAGAAATATGCTGTGCGGTCCCACCAGTCTCGACGGATTGCGAGTTCTTGGCGGCAACAGCAACCTTGCGCCCGTTCGTGTCACCATTCCCAACGGTGAAGTCAGTGCCAGTCATCGTGACCTGTAACAAGCAGTACGTGGCATTGGCCTCAGCGTAAGTTGCTGGTTCAGTTGAGCACACAGTCATTCTGGTGCAGTTGTTCTTGATGATGTTCAGAGCACCATCGAGAACGTCGTCGTGTACGGATTTACCCATTTTGATCTCCTGTGAATTAGACTAACCCTGCCGCCTTGTCTTTCTCCAAAGCCGCGCGGGCCATTGCTGGAACGAACTTGGCGGCACGTCGAATGATTGCGCGCCGTTCTGCCTTATTCTTTGCGTGTCCTCTAAGTTTCAGAGCACTAATCGCCTGTTGTTTGGTGGCAATCGGAAACCGCCCATTGTCTCCAACTGCATGCTCTTTTCTGTCCTCTGCAGTCACTTTTGCAGGCATAGTAACCTCCTACAGATCCTCAAATACTATTAGGCTCTTCAACTGAACGTCTCCAGCCTCAACAATACCGATAATATCAATGCCGTTCTCTTTGGCCTTTGCAAGCATAAGTTTAGCCATAGGACCAGCATCCCTCTGGGGCATAAGAACATTTCCAAGAACTATATCTCCCCCACGATGATATACAATCACCCATTGGTCTTTCAGTTCTTTGTAATGCTTTACCCCAAATATCTTTGTATGTAGCCATTTCAGCATCACACCCCCAATAGGTGGTACCGCATAATAGCGGCCTCACCAGTTCCGCTGACTGTAATCGCCGTGATTGCACCGTCAGTTATAACCAGGGTCTTTACCACAATCCCAGTGGCAATACCGTTGAGCTTGAATGAAAGAGCCTTGTCGGAGAAAATGGTTACTTCATTAGCAGTGGTTACAGGACCAAAAGCAATAGCAACGTCGGAAGCATCCGCCGCAACCTCCATATACCCAGATTGCATTTCGTCTGGAGAATGCGTGAGTTCTACCTTCTCACTGAACACTCGTTCCTCTGAGGCGGGTCTAGTTCCGTATTGCGTGAATATTGTCTTTACTGTGAGTGCCATTAGCTTTTCTCCCGAGCACGAACTGATTTATTCGCAGATGACGCACTTGAATTACTACCCTTGTTAGAGGTCGCCTGTTGGGATTGGCGTTGCTGGAATGCCTGCGCCTGGGCATCAGCCTGAGTATCTGCCTGGAACTTTACCCATTCCTCGATCTCTTCCCATTCCTCGTCAACATCCTCAACATCGCCTAACATTTCAAGCATATGCTTCGGGGAACCAAGATAACTGGTCATGCGGATCTGGGCTTCGGTAACAAGCTGCTCGCGGTCACGAGGAAGGATCGGGAACCACTTAGACTTCATTCTCATCTGTAAGTGCTCTTGGGTAATCCCACCAATCTTTTTCAGTGCCATCATCTTGAGGATCATGTTGTTTAGCACATGCAAGCCTGTAGTCCAGAAAGACCGCTCCATCTTCACATGACTCACCAGGGGCCACATACGGGTCACTAATGTAAGGCTGGACCGCTGAGATCCTTCATCCTCGCCGTATGCAACTGCAGGAACCGAAACTTCACGCCGGAAGTGCGCCAGAAGCTCATGGACGTTATCAATCATCGCATCGGTCACTGCATTGCGGGAAACGGAGAACATATCGGGTTCTACCTCTTTCCCGCCCAGACTTTGCCCAGATCCGAGATTTATGACTGGTAAACCGCCCTGAAGTGTAATAATGGTCGGGGATTGCCTAACATTGCGAATTGCAACGACTCCATGTGTTTCCTCGTTCGTTGCATCGCCAATATCGGCTAATCGGGCATTTATCTCCCTAACAAGCCCTTTTGCCGCATTCGTGATTACAGAAGTGCCCCAAATCCCAAAATCACGCTGGTGGGGAATATAGACCATCGGAACGAAGCCAAACGGGTTCGGTTGATCGTATAAGACCGTAGTCTGAGTTTCTTCGTCCAAAACGCCAAGAATCTGATCGTTTATCTGAATACGATAGTGATCTGGCGTCCAAGTCTCTATATAGTAGACTTCATCAGCCGTAGTGACTACTCCATGCTCCAAGGCTGTGTCTGCAGTGATTTTGCGAATAATCCAAGCCTTCTGGAGAGTCCAGGGGTTGTTGTCCGATGGAATGCACCAAAACTCAGCCGGGTCGATTTTTTCAATACGGATCTTGGGATTTTTGGGATCTTTGCCAGGATCAACACTGGCTTTGAAAATACAGCCCCCTAATATCTGAGAAGTAATGCCATTTTCCATCATAAGGGAGCCGCCAAGGTTTTCCCACCATACCCGAGCTAAAGCTTCCTCAGCCGCCTTCGCAGACTCCTTAGCCTCTGAATTGTCTGCCAGAATACGGAACTTTAGCAGTGGGCCAACGGCATCGTCTGGAAACTCGCCAAATAGCGCATGAGCATGCTTCATGCATGCTCCAGAGATAGGATTTACCTTTACCGGATAGAGATCAGCCTTTTTGCCCGAAAAATCAACTTGCTGGTCAAGAGCTTCCCCAGTAAACCAAGTTCTAGTCTCTGTATACTCGCTTACCTTATCGTTCCAGTCCGTATATGGAAAATCAGGCAGATCAGCAAGTGAAAAGTTGGGTGCTGGACTGCCAACAAAGATTCTTTTGATGTTTGGGATCTTAGTAGTTGGTGCGGTATAGGCCATGAGCACACTCCGGGAATAGATGAATTGAAGCAAGCGGATTGCTCCAATCATGTGTCTGTGTGTGCTCTAGTCTCTAGTAATTATACTACAACAATTTCTCCACCCCGCTGAGATTTAGCATTCCTCAACTTGCCTCAAATACAGTTCTATGAAGTTACTTGTGTCCCTGAATGAGCATTTTTCGAATAGAGAGCTTAGATGAACCCGTTTTGCGCCGTTTTTGATGGCCTTAGACACTTTTCGTTGCCCGATCACGAAGAATCTCGCCTTCCCATGCTGTTTTATACACTCTGGAGTGATTTTTAGCACGTTCGCGCACGTCAAAAGCTCATTTTCGTTGCCACTGGACGCCAAAACACTAAAAAAACCCATCTGACCAGTGTTTTTTATACTTCCAAGAACGGATTCACTCACAAAAATCATATTTCACTCAGGTATTTCGAACCCATAGGCTACCAGAACCGCTCTTGGGTCATGACTGAACCCAAAGTGACACTGGCTTCGAGGCAAAAGGTCATAGTATCTTACAATCTCACTCAATGGTTCCTCTAATATGCCCCAACATTCGGGGCATAAATGATCTTTCTCATAAAAACATATCCTGTGACAAGCCTTGCACTGACCGACATTCCAGACTGAATGCTTTTCGCAGACATCCAATGATTGGTTTACTGCGTAAAAGTCCTGCTTACAGACCGGACATTCGCTCATCCTCGCATCCTCCGCCTTGGATTCCTGACAATCGTTGTAGTTCGAACTATTCTATCTCCCGCGACTAACCGCCTCTCTGATCCGAGCACGTATGTTTCGGGTTTCGGGAGGATTTCTGCGTACATTGCGATAGCCATCTGCAAAAGGATCACCGCTATTTGCTTCCTTACCCTTTTCAGAAATGTCGTCCAGCGTGATCGCATAGTGACTCCTTACCACAAACGCACTCATTGCCATTGTCGCTACAATATCCTGCGGCAACTTTGGATAAATCCCACGATCCCTTTCGGGATCGTAGTTAGCCAGTTGAGATCTTATACCACTTATCTCAGTAGGCCACAAGATCATTCCAGCTTCTAACATAAGCTTCAGGGTTACAAGAAAAGAATTCTTGCGGCTACCCGAGAAGTCAATTGGGGTTATGCCAGTAGCAATAATCTTCAATGGATCGTCCGGGTCCTGTATGGCAGGGCCATTATCGAAGTATGTCAGGTTCAGCATTTCTGCCAAGCCAGCCTGGGGGCCTGTACTATCCATTCCTGTAAAGATCGGGGAGTAACCACCACCGTTATAACCCATGAAGTCCAGCATCTTTTCTGTAAACGGAGAAATAGCACCATAGCCATTCCCCCACCAGAAACCCACAAGCATCATGGGCTTTGTGGGAAACTCTGTAGTATCCCACACCATAACAACAGGCGCATTGCGTGCAGGAGCCGCTCCAGAGCCGGGATCTCCCAAAACATAGTACGTGCGCTGTGGCTTAGCCTTTGTTTCCATGTGATAGACGCCAGCACCAGAAACCTTCTGCCATACGTAGCCAGGAATGCCAGCCTCCGCTCTTTCACGCACAATCTCGCCTATTGAGTGTGACTCACACTTAGCAATTGCAGTTTTCGAGAAGTAGGAACCCTTGCCCTCTGGTCTGGTACCATCCAGGAACCTCTGGTGATCTTCTTTTGGTATCTTCTTGAGCATTTCCTGGATCTGCTTGTCAGTAACGTTCTTGTTGGTCCTGGTGGATACCATAAGGGATAAACTGTTCTCTGTATCAGCCGCCGCCATGTCAAATAGATACCAGAAGTAAGGAACGTCCCAGGGATTTGAGATTAGTGACATCCTGGCAATGTACGGCCTTCCAAGAGGCGTACTACCAGTCAAACGTGTGGAAGTGTTGGTAATAATCTCGTCCAGGTTGTCAAATAGACCCGCTTCCTCGACATTGATCCAATCACCACGCCAGGAGAGCAAACCAGTAGCATCCCTATCTGCACTCATGAACTCTATGGTGGATGTATGGATAACCTTGCCTATCCTGTACTTGATAACAATCTTTGGAAATGGTCTTTTGGGGATCTCGTAAAATATGTCCTCCATTGGAGTCCCCTGCGAATGCTCAATAAGCAGGTTGTACATGAGCATAGCTTGCCATGCTTTTTGTGCGACATTCAAGAACTTGAAATAAGGAATCACCATTCCCAGGCTAACCGCCCCCATGCCAATACCAAGAGTCTTACCGGAACCAGCACCACCAGAAACAACGACGGTGCTTTGAGAAGTCATGGTTACGTCCTTCTGCCAAGCAGAGTCGGGATCGAAGTTGTTATCAAACAACCATCCAACGTCTTGTCCAGGACGCCTGAAGAAATATCCGGTAATGTAGTTAGGATCAACAAGTCCCTCTCGAAGAATGTCTACTTCGGCAGGACTCATGGTATAGATAGCTTTCATCGCAACGTTTTCAGCTTCTTTAGCTCATTGATCAGCATTGACCATACACTCTCAGCGGCCCAGTACTTATGAATACTAATCATGAGATCTTTCCCGGTCAATAAATCAGCTTTGTGCTCCTCAATATCTTTGGTTGGAAAGAAAACATATATCGTGTCGTTCTCTCCCTCCGCCTTGGAATACTGGTGCCCTAATGCTATCAGGGCGACGGTCAACTTCTTCTCAGTCGTCGTAAATAAATCTTTAGGGATGTCTCCCTGACTTGAAAGCAAAAACCTAGCCATCTTGTGGCCTCCTTGTCTGATTCTGGTATGTTCTCTCCGTTCTTGAAAAATTCCGCTCCATCCCCTCTTAGACATTATAACAGAAAGGCCGGGGATGGATATCCTCGGCCCTTCTGCAAAACTGATGGTTGCGGGTTGTCTCTAGCCAGTTGGAATGGGACGGCGTTGCATTTGTGGCATTTGCTGTACTTGAGCAGGGTGCATAGCACTGCCTAACGCAACGGTGAGGGCGTACACCAAACCAAACTGCAAGGCCCAAGTCATGAAGGCCAGGAATAGAGGCATCATGTCCACGAACCCGACCATCTGCTGAGGAACAACAACATTGTGTTGCTCCATTTCCATCGCGAAGAAAACCCAACTAAGACCGATGTCAAAGAATGTTACCAGAAGCCATACGAAGAATAGAACAGTTGTCCAGGTCATCTTTCCCATGTCCAGCCGGAAATGGATCTTTTGCTTGTCTGGGTCAACTAACGCTTTTGAGAAAGCACCCAGATCAGAGAACACGACAGCCAGGGAAAAGATTATAACCCAGGTGCCGTCACCAAACATTGCCGCCAGGGACTCGGCGGTTGTAATATAGTTGATAGCGGCAAACAATACCCAGGCGAGTACCAGGACGCCGAAGGCGATACGACTAAAGACCATAAAAGTATTACGGTGGTTCATTTTGCTCTCTCCTAAAATGTTATGAGACTGTAGGTATACTCGCTAGAGCAAGTACTCCAAAAATTACCATGCACACAACAATGAACAAAGATGGAATTCCCCAGTAGTATCTCTTGCTCTTGATATTGTCAATCGCAACACCACCAAAGAGTATCAAGAGTATAAGGTATAGACCAATCCCAACTGCCATTAGAAATCATCCTCTGATAGTGTGTCCATTGTGGCACGGAACTCAACACTCCTCATTGGGAGAGTCAGAACCAGTCGAGGCTCCCCATCACTGTTTACTGTTAGCTCCCAGTTGGATACATCCAGAAATCCAGGCGTTGCTTCAAACGTTATTCGCTCGGGCTGGATGGTGTTGAAGTTCGTTACCGTAACTGTGGCGATAATCATACGGCGATCTTACCGAATATGTGTTCTGTTGTCAAGATGCGAAAAAGTCCGGTGGAGAGGCCCGGACTTTTTCAAAATGTAAAAGGAGGGGAGCACCCCCATTATATCACAACTATTTTCCTTGAGTCGGTGCTGGCGTCGGCGTGGATCTCAATTCGCTTCCCAGGCATCGGACGTACATATCGACCATTCCAGTTGATGGGTTCTCCTTCAGCCATACGTCAACAATACCAGCGTAGGAGCTACCCGGCCCGAACTCACAGGGCTTTGTCCAGTCAATCCAGAAACCACTCGGGACAGCCGGAAGTGGAGAACTGTAACCAGTAACGGGACCAATCCATCCGGTGCCTCCAGGCCCATACACACGCACGGCGAACGGAGCATCATCTTGTGACCATTGCTGAGCGGCATACGCCAGCGTCGCCCCAACGAACAGGGACACAACCATAAGAGTTATCACGGTTACTTTCATTTTTCGAGACATGCGAAACCTCCTAAAGCAGTTTACCAGTGGCGGCGTTGAGGTACAAAGTCATACCCCTATCGCCAGTAATACTCCCTGCGATCTCGTACCAGTACGTTGACCCATCGCCCAGGATCTTGGCAGGATATACAGCAACAGTATCATCCTTATCAAAGCGAATACGGTCATCCTGGTCCTCGTCGGCATAGGATGGAAACATTCCGAACTCGGGCACCTTCTTCTTGTTGAGCTTCTTGATGATGTGCGCCAGGGATTTCTCGGACGTCACCTGAAATATTTCGGTTACGGGCAGATCTTCGTCGTCGTCGGGAGGTATATCTTCCTCGGCGGAAAGATACACGTTGATTGAGACGACTGCTTGAATGCCTTGCTCCTTGAAAAAGTTAGCCAGTACCAGAATTTCGTCTTTAGTCATAGGGACTCCTTGAGAGAAAGATATCTAATTATACTCTTTTCTTTCTTTTCCTTCCTTTCGGCCCCTGAACATAATACTTATACTGGACATCCACGACGCCGTTTGGTTCAGTCTTGATCGTCTTGACAATCATGAATACCCGTTGCCTGAATGTGAGCAGGTAGCCCTGCAAGATGATAAGCACACCCGCCGCTCCTAACAGACCTACGATAAGCAAAAGTTTCTCGATCTCTAGTTGTTCCATAACATCCTCCGAAACATTCTTGATAGGAATATAGCCAGGAGTGCTATTCCAAAAATTAATAGTAATCCTGGGAGTCTATTCCCCAAATTTACCCCAGTTATGGGAAGCGTCGGCGTAGCCAGAGTAAGCTTGTGTGGTGGGGTCGGGGTAGTACTTGGGACTCGTGTCCCTGTGGGCGGCAACGTTCCAGTTGAGGTTCCGGTGTTAGTGGGCGTGAATGAAGGAACCGGAGTCCTGGTTGGAGT